TACTCGACCTTTTCGGGTGAGAAAACGTATTCCTTCCCTTCGTCTGTGAAAGACTTTTTGAAGGCGTTCCAGGCATGGTGTGAGCGACTCATACCACTCCTGGAGGAATCTATCTTGGTTAGTGGCCAAGAACAGATTTTGGAAATGGTGTCCAGCACTACTTTTAGTGCGGCCTTTCCTTTGGTCACAGTCCGGGCCTTACCCGGTTCTGAGATCATGACCAGCCCGACCTGACGAAGTTCGTCAGGGTCGAGGCTGAGAACCTCATCTAGGCAAGCCCAGAAGATGTAGGTTCCAGAGTTTGTGTCGGAAAGAGATAGTTCTTCCTCCACGGCTCCGGTGAAGAGGTCCCTTTTAGGTACCTTCTTCCCCCGTGCACCCATAAAGACAATCTCTGAGATCGCCTGTACGGTGCCGCCCTCTAGCTGGGTGTGCTCCCAGCAAGCGGACTTGCTAATAGTAACACGTGCCTTTGTATCAAGGCCCGTGAATATTGCTTGGTCCAAACCGTCGTCGAATTTCGAAATGGCGGCATGGATAAGAGACTCTTGGGTTGCCGTAAGCGGCTCAGGTGCCTCAGAAACAGTCGTGATGAAATCTCTTTTCGACTGCATTTTGATCACATCCGGGGGCTGTCCAGCACTCCGGGTCTGACTGAGTATTCCATCCACCTGTAGTAGGCTGTATGGGTACTCATAGCTCCGTGTGTATCTCCATATTGGGATCCATCGGGATAGCCAGCGCGGCAGTAATGTTCTGCTGGTGCGGCTAGATAAAGCTTCGTTAAGCGCATCGCGGTTAGCTAAGTCTTTAAACGTCTTGCGGGCTTTCTTAAGCTCCGCATAACGCGTAGGGATGTTAAAGTACTCTTCTTTAATATCTCCATCGAAGAACTCGTCCCCCATCAAGGAGGATAAGTTCACTAGTGTGAACGTGTCGAATTTATCCCACGTCCACACTTCTTCAGGGACAGCCATGTATCTTTGCATGAATACCCCGTCTACGGTCTTGAGCAACTCCATGAGTCTCAAAGCCCGGTGTTTCTGGTTACGCACCCTCTTGGTTGCATAAATAGAATTTCTTAACTCGTCTGACCACACAGGGTCGCCAAGGCCGAGTAGAAGGTGCTTCAACCTCTTTGCGAGGAGAATTGCCCAAGCGCGAACAGCAAGATCACGTTTTTGCTGTTTCACGATCTCCTTCTTAGGAGTACCCTTAGGCAATTCAGTTTCGAACTGCATAAGAGATGTGATCTTGCGTCCCCAGAATGTGTGGCGTAAGAGCACGTGGAGCTTCTGTTCCACATTTCCAATCAATTCGAAACGAATCGAATTCTTGGAACTCCCGTGTTGGTAATCACTATTGAGAACCATTGCGGGCATCGGGTCTGACAGACGTTTACCGTCGCCAGGCCAGACTGTCGTGGTTGGGGGCTTGTACCCCATCGCACGAGCGAGGATCCTTCCAGCAACTATTTTGAAAGGGTCATCGTACCGAGGTCGGAACCT